CAACTCCACGAACAAAATCCACCGCATGTATGAAATTTATTCCTTAGTTCGTCATATTTATATGGCAATTTAAGTATCTCACCTTCAAATGGATGACAGCACCACCAACACCACATACTTTAGGACTATGTGATTGTCTTTAAGTGTTATTTTTTTTCTCAGTACATCACAAATATGGGAGGTGGTGGAAGTTCCACTATAAACCAGGAATTTAACATGTCTGTGGTGAACGACATATTGTATGAATCGGTGACCAATAATGAAAGTATAAACGAGAACACTATGCAAAATATTCAAAACATGAATCTCAATATAGAGAGAAATGTTGGGTGTAATATATCAACAGACCAGACCATCACTTCAAGTTTCATGGCAACAACAGAACAGATAACAAGTAGTTTTCAAAACGTGTCGAATGAACTGGTGAGTGAACTCCAGGCACAAGCCGGTGCGGCTATGGACAAACAAACGCAAGCGGGCAATTTCCAATTCGGTGATCGCCAAAACGTCAATCAAACGATTAATACTGAAATTGAAAATATAGTTAAGACTCAGATGGAAACAAACAACCTTACTAAAACTGTAAATGAGTCGGTCAACATCCAGGAACAAACCATCAACATAGGTGAAACTATATGTCTCAATGGCGAACAATTGTCGTTTAAGCAAAACATATCCGCTGATCTTGCGGCGCAAGCGGTCGCAAAGAACGTTCTTTCGGCTATATCTACGAATGCGGTCGTAAACGAGGTCGTCGCTGCAGCGGACGCTTCTGCGACCACAGAGGCCGGGGGTGCGGCTGAAGTTGTTGACTCGGTCGGTGATGCCGCGGCGGGTATTATCGGTGCGGTGACCGGACCAATGAAATACGGAATAATGGCCATTAGTGGTATATGCTGTATGTTGATAGTCGCCATGATAGTCATGGGTCTGTCTCCAGCAGGTCAATCTAAAATGAAAAACATGAATATGAGAGGTATGAAGATGCCTGGTGCGTTGCCAGGTATGAAGCGCTAAATTACATTTTTGTTCTCTGTGGTGTACTGTGACCACTAAAAACAAAAATACATTTACAAAGATTCGAGGTGTTTGATGAGGGCATCTCGCTTATTCGCCTCCGCAAGTGGGATAATTTTGGCAAGCTTCTCTTCGTCATCGGTAATTTCTTTAGCCATACCATACACTATGTATGGGTTAATGTACTTCTTTGGGGACGCATCTCTCACATAGGCAACCGCCTTGGAATCGCCCTTAAGGTTTTCTCGCATCCTGATGGATGCAAGCCATACGGCCAATGCGAGGATGGACACAATCAAAAGGATCGTGTTTATGTTCGCGTTCTTCATTATAATATATAAAGAAATAATTTTTCTTTAAATGAATGATAGTGAGCATAGACGTAGGTATACGTAATTTAGCTATATGTCGTTTTGATGATTCATGCAATTTGGTGATGAACTGGGATGTATCGGGTGTTCCACCTGAGTCAAAAGATGGATTATTCGTGTCTATGCGAAACCATCTCGATGAAAAACCTTGGGTATTGGACACGGATACGATTCTCATAGAAAAACAACCGGACCGCAATAAGAAGATGAAAATGGTAGAAAATTTCTTACATGCGTACTTTGTAATAAAAGCGCCTAAGTCAGAAACTATTATTTATGACGCAAAGTTTAAAATCCCGGATGTGTGCGGACCGGGTAAAGCGCAGTATCTTAAACGTAAAAAAGTATCAATCGAACGTTGTGAAGCGTTTTTGAATGATAATCCTATAAATGAACATTGGTTACCTATATTTAAAGAATCAAAGAAAAAGGATGATCTCGCGGACACGGTAATGCAAGCCATCAGTTTCACGAAGCGCACGGAACCACTCAAGAAGACCGTAAAGAAAAAGGTCATTCCAAGAAGACCAAATCAAAATCAGAAGGAAACAAGATACTCAAAATCAAATTTAGCTTGGATATACCTTAATAAACTGGATTGCGAATGTCTCGAGAAGAATAAGCGATTCATGAAGGACCTCAGAAGATACTATAAGGGGATAGACGATATGAAGAATGATCTAGATGAAAAATATCTTAAATAAAGTATGCTTAGATATGCGGCAACATTCACCGAGTTTCCACGAGTGATGGAGCTTATACACAGAAGAGGTGAGAAGGTAATAGTCGATTACGCGAAAGAAAATTGTAAATTATCGGAAGCTTATGAAATAGCAGAGACGACGAAGAGACTGATCACGGCAGTTCCAATAGGTTCGATGTGTGCTATAAAACTCACGAGTTTTGGTTCAAGAGAAAATGAATCAGAAGCTAGAGATTACGCACACTCTATTATAAAACATGCCAAATCTAGAGGTGTAAAAATATGTATAGATGCCGAAGATGTCTTGTATCCAGAAATATGTTATACCATGATGGCCGAACATAACACGAGACATGAAGTTAACGTATATAAAACCTATCAAATGTATCGTAAATTTGGAGTTACAGAATTATTGGAAGATATAGAAAATGCACATTTGGATGGATTTAAATTAGGTTTAAAGCTCGTGAGAGGTGCGTATCTAAAAAGACAACCCGGTTTACTCGATAAAAAATCGAATGTAGATAGACAATACTCACAAGGTATGACATATTCACTCACGTGCCCAAACGCCCACACAATGTTAGCGACGCACAACGAACAATCTCTCATATACGCAAAAAGATTCGATAAGGAACAATACGTGACGGCACAACTTTTAGGACTGGGTAAAAATATAGGTATCGATTACAGGTATATACCAGTTGGTACTATGATGGAACTTACCCCTTATCTATTGAGACGCCTCAAAGAGAGAATGTCATGGGATTAAATACCTAAGTTAGATAATCCATGTTATATATTCACATACTCATTATGGATGAAATTAACGACTTACTTATCAAACATTTAACCACTGGTGAAACTGGTTTCAAATGGGAAAATTTTTCAAACGACTCTAATACCCAATGCGACGAACGAAACTACATTAAAATTATTTCGGACATCATTCAAAAAATGGGTGGTAAAATCGGTTCTTTCGCACCATCTCAGCAATCCAAAGATATTCGTGATGTAATATTTGCGGGTGCATCACATCCGGTTACGTATGAATGCAAAAAAAGTAAAGGTGCTTTCATATTGAACGACACGATGCCTGATATTGATGATGATTACTATTATATTTTCATCAACACAAAAGATAAAAAGGTTACTATTAAACACTGCAGTGACCTGATTGGTAGAAAAAATGTATCAAGTGATTGTATCGTCAAAGAGAAAATAAAAACACTATATGAAGATACAATGAAACAGATAAAAAACGCAGTCATGGATGGTCATATTTCATTATATGACTATGGGGAGTTATTCAAACGAACTGCGGAATTTCCAAATGGCTTGAAATCAAGACCAAGACCGAACTGGTCAATTAAAATATGAGGCGTCTTGCGATGTCTTCTACTAATTTTGGAGGAATTGAATTTCCAATTTGAACGATCTGTTCTTTGTGGCTTCCGGCCATTTTATAGTCCGATGGGAACCCTTGTATTTGTTGTAATTCATTTATAGTATATGGTCTCAGATAAAATTCATCACCCTTCTTTAGAGGAACATATAATCTAGGTTGATGATCATACGTACATATGATAGTTTTGCTTGGCTTTGTGATATCTACAATTTCACAGTGAATCGGTGATATCCTCTTACCAAACGAGAACTGATATTCACTCACACGTTTGTCTTTCCAAAAAACACCACGAGATTTTTCGTGTAAAGTGAGATAGGGATGTACTTTACCACTCGGTTCACCTTCACCGTGTAATATACTTTCTTCGGCGACACCCGCCTCTTCAATAAGCTCTTTTGGAACTTTCAATGCCCCTTCCATATCAAATTTAAGAATGTTTCTTAGATCGGAGTAATGGTCAGAAGGTTCTGGGAACTCAAATGTAAAATCCGCATCCCTTGATCCCACAATAAAAAGACGCTCCCTCTTTTGCGGAACCCCGTGTTCATGCGCCTTCAAAACTTTATAATGACATGTGTAACCCACATCATTAAACGCCTTAATGATAACATCTATGAAATTTTCTCCATTCGTAGTCTTTCTTGTTAATAGCCCTTTCACGTTTTCACCAATAATATACTTTGGTTTTATTATACGAGCAGCTCTTACGAATTGGAGATACAATTGACCTCTGGTATCATTTGGATCTTTCTTACCAGCATTTGAAAAACTTTGACAGGGAAACCCACCAAATATGACATCAATTTTACCAGCTAGATTTTGAAAATCTTCATCTGAAATCTTATTTATATCACCACCAACCAACTTCGAATGTTCAAAATTTAGTTCGTGTGTTTCTTGAAACCTGGTCTTTATTTCAGAATACGCTATAACATCTATACCAGCATTTGTCATACCAAGCGTGTCACCGCCACATCCCGAAAATAGTGAAAGTGCAGTAGGTTTAGACATATACATTTCATGTACCATATTTTTTAAACCGATTTAAGAAAATGAGGGGAAATAGAATTATAAAATGCAGAAAGATGTCTTGGATCATGGATTTGTTAGGCTCGTTGACCACATGCCTTCAAAAGACTTGGATGCGGCCATCGTACAATCCGCCAGAGTCTCGTATGGAGATGGGACTAAATCCTCAAGGGGAGACCGGGGACTTATTCGATATCTCCTTAGACACTGGCACACCACGCCTTTCGAGATGGTCGAGTTCAAATTCCACATCAAAATGCCAATCTATATCGCTCGACAGCACATGCGTCACCGCATGGCCAGTATCAACGAGCTCTCCGCCCGATACTCCGTCGTACCGAAACAGTACTACGAACCGGACGTTTTACGCGGGCAATCCAAAGTGAATAACCAAGGTTCAGAAGGTGTGGTCGATGTAGGCGAAGAATTAGGTGGAAAAGTAACGAATCAATTGAACGAATCATTTGAACTCTACCAGGACCTCCTCGATCGAGGTGCCTGCCGAGAACAGGCCAGAGGTAACCTTCCACAGTCTACGTACACGGAATTCTATTGGAAGATTAACCTTCATAATCTCATGCATTATTTACACCTTCGTATGGATGAACACGCACAGATGGAGATTCGTCATTACGCGAATGCCATATATGAACTCGTTCAGCCTCTCGTTCCCGTGACGATGGAGGCATTCAAGGATTTCCGAATCAATGCGATGCATTTAACTGGTCCGGAGATCGAATCCATCGCGTCTGGTAAGCGAATAGATTCACCCGGTGAACGTAGAGAGTTTGAAGAAAAACTCAAGCGACTCAATATTAATTTGTAATGAAATAGTAAGATGGTATCAAACAACGAAGCCGCCAACGCATTGATGAAATTGAAAACATCCAAAAAGCCAAAGGCAAAGCCAGGACCAAAGCCAAAGACACCCTCAGCAAATAAATCAAATAGTATGAATAAAATTGCGAATGCTTTCA